CGAGCGGGACTCGTACAAGAAAGTGGTCAAGTGGTGCAAGCTCACCGCGATGGAGATCCTCGAGGAGCGGGATTGGCCAGGCAAGTACATTCCGGTGGTGCCGGTCTACGGTGGTCGGATCGTCATTGACAGCAAGTCAATCAAGTACGGGTTGGTGCGTTACGCCAAAGATCCACAGAAGATGTACAACTTCTGGCAGACGAGCATGACCGAGGCGATCGCTCTGGCGCCAAAAGCCAAATGGCTGCTGGCCGAGGGTCAGGACGAGGGTCACGAGAACGAGTGGGCGGCGGCTAACATCAAAGCTACGCCGGTGCTGCGATACAAGCAGACCGACATTGAAGGGCGCACGGCTCCGGTGCCGACGCGCTTGCAACCCGAGCCACCTCCTGCTGGAATCATGGCGGCGGCAGAGTCTGTCAGCAACGATCTACAGCAGGTCGTTGGCATCTTTGACCCGAGCCAATTGCCGACTGGCAACATCAGCGGTAAAGCGTTGAATGGTCAGCAACAGCAAGTGGATATGACGAATTATCATTACTACGATAATTTGACTAAATCCATTGCCCAGACTGGTCGCATCATCCTTGATCTGATTCCCAAGATCTACGACTCCGAGCGCGTCATGCGCATTATTGGCGTTGATGGCAAGCCAGATCTCATCACCATCAATGAAGCCTCCCAAATTGGGAGAGTTTTGAACGACGTAACCGTTGGCGAGTACGACGTCAGCATGGACACGGGTCCTGGCTACGCATCACGGCGCATTCAAGCAGTTGACGCGATGATGCCGCTCATCGGTTCAAGCCCAGAGCTATTCCAGGCTGCTGGCGATCTGGTATTCCGACAGATGGATTTCCCTGGTGCCGAGATCATTGCTGACCGGCTGGCAGCGGTTAACCCGTTGGCGCAGATTGATGAGAAGTCAGATATACCGCCACAGGTCCAGATGCAGCTCGCACAGGCCAAGCAGCAGATGCAGATGATGCAACAGCAGATGCAAGCAATGCAGCTCGAGATCAACAACCGCAGCCAAGTGGCGCAGATCAAAGAGGACGGCGAAACCAAGCGCAAGCTCATGGACGTCACAGCTCGGGCGCACAACACCGAGACAATGGCCGAAGTGCGGGTCAATGATCAGAACACCAGGTCGATCACCAGTCAGAACAAGACCGAGATTGATGCGCTGGTTAACCTGCTGATTCACAATATGCCCATTGACGCATTGGCTCGAGAGATTGAGCGTCGAAATGCCGAGCAAATGATGGCAGCGACCTATGCCGTGCAGGATGTTGACCAGGGCCAGAACCCGTTTATGCAATAGTCTTTGACACCAAGCTAAAAGCGGGTTATATAAACGCAATCGTACCGGCGCGTTTCACCGGGTATATCCGTGGTAATCCATGAGCGAACAACGAGAGACGACGCAAGTCATCACGTCAGAGAATCAAGCTGAATTTTTTGCACAAAAACTGGGTTTAGCTCCCGAAGAAACGACTGAGGCTGCTGATGAAGCAGAGCCAATCGAATCCGAGGTTGAGAATGAGCCAGATGCGGAAGAAGAAGCGCAACCGACAGAAAGCGAAAGCAAACCGAATAAGCTAAAGCAGCGGTTTTCGGAGCTGACCAAGCAACGCGAGCAGGCCAGGGCAGATGCCCAGCGTGAACGTGAAGCAAGGGAAGCGCTGGAAGCACGGCTACAGGCTTTAGAGCAAGGGCAAGCGCCACAAAGGGCGCCAGCCGGAGATCAAAAGCCGACGCCGGATCAATTCACCGATGCCTTTGAATATGCAGAGGCACTGGCTGAATTTAGCGCTGAGAGGGCCTTAAAGGAGCGCGACAAGCAGGATCAGGAAAGACGAGCACAAGAAGCCCAGGCCAAGGTTGTACAAACCTGGTCAAAGCGACTTGAGGCGGCAAAGGCTGAGATTGATGATTTTGACGAAATGGTATCGTCAAGCGATATTGTGGTTCCGAATCACATTCGGGACGCGATATTGGAGTCAGATGTTGGACCTCAAATCCTTTACCATCTGGCGTCAAATCAAGATCAAGCCAAGTCTTTCAATGATATGACTGTGGCGCAAGCATTGAGGGCCATTGGCAAACTTGAAGCCAAGTTTGACAAAGCTGAAGGTGGTAAGCCAGAACGATCTGTGGTAAAAAGCAAGGCACCAGCCCCGATCAACCCTATTAAGTCAAGCAACGCAACCGCTGATAATCTTGTGAATTCCAAAGGTGAATTTCATGGGACTTACGCAGCATGGAAAGCGGCTAGGCAAGCAGGCAAGATCAAGTAAACAGATTTATGCGTCATTGACGCAAAGGAACTAAAATGGCTAATACCCTTTTAACGATCAGCAAGATCACCAACGAAGCGTTGATGGTCTTGGAAAACGAACTCACTTTTACCAGCGAAGTTAACCGCGAATATGACGATCAATTCGCTGTTTCTGGCGCAAAGATTGGCGCAACCGTTAACGTCCGTAAGCCAGCACGGTTTATCGGAACAACGGGGCCAAACCTTTCTGTTGAAGACTTTAACGAGACTTCAATTCCCGTTACGCTAAACACGCAATTCCACGTTGATACTCAATTCAGCACCGCTGATTTGGCATTGTCGATGGATATGTTTTCTGATAGATTGATCAAACCGGCCGTGGCCACAATTGCAAATAAGATCGACCGTGATGGTCTGGTGCTTGCGAAGAACAACATTGCCAATATCGTTGGTACTGCTGGTGTTCCACCCACCTCGCTGTTGACCTACCTGACCGGCCAGGCTTACCTAGACTCAGAGGGCGCACCACGCGACGGTCGTCGTGCTTGTATCGTTGAGCCATTCACCTCGGCCACCATCGTTGACTCGCTGAAAGGGCTGTTTATGCCTAGCCAGAAGATCTCCGATCAATACGAAAAGGGCATGATGGGCACGGACAGCGCTGGGATGCGCTGGAAGATGGATCAGAACGTGGTGAGCCAGACTTTTGGCTCGTACGCTACTGCAACCCTGGCCACCAACACGGCTACCTTCTCAGGTTCGCTGACGTCTGGTTGGGCATCGTCATCGACGATTACCATCTCGGCAACAAGCGCAGCAGCACCGATCCAGCAAGGTGACGTGATCACCATTGCTAACGTCTACGCTGTTAACCCACAGAACCGCCAGCCTTACGGCACCAACCGTCTGCGCAACTTCGTTGTGACGTCGGCTGTGACGATCAGCTCGGGTGGCTCGGCATCGGTTACGGTTAGCCCCGCAATCATCACCGCTGGCCAATTCCAGAACTGCTTTGTTTCGGCTACCAGCTCAAGCGCTGTTGTAACTCCGTTTAACAACACGGGCACGGTTTCTCCACAAAACATCATTCTGCATCGCAATGCAGAGACGTTGGCTTGTGCGGATCTCGAGCTGCCTGCCGGGGTCGTATTCGCTGGACGTGCATCGGATAAAGAGCTGGGACTTTCGATTCGAGTGGTCCGTCAATATACAATAAATAACGATTCTGTCCCATGTCGTCTTGACGTGCTCTACGGTTGGGCGATGCTTTACCCAGAGTTGGGTTGCCGAGTCGCAGCTTAATCAACAAAGATTTAAGGAATAAATCATGGCGAATCCAGGCCCCGCAACTACCGTTGCCAATCACCCGCAGGTACTTGGGTCAAACCAGGCTCTGCGTTTGTTGGCATCGGCTCAGTCAGTCAGCCTGGCAGTAACGGGTGACACCGTTCTGCCGGTTCTTAACACCAGCTCTTATAGCGTTTCAAACGTCATCGTGACAAACGCTTCGACTAACTTGTCGACTGCTACCGTCCCTTTTGCGGGCGTGTTTCCAGCGCCTGGCGCAAGCGGCACCGCAATCGTTTCCAATGCGACGTTGAGTGCGTTGACCAGCTCATCGGTTGTGTCGCAGCGAACTGTGGCATCTACGGTGGCGCAGACGGGTCAGAACGTATACTTTAACGTCGGTACGGCGGCATCTTATCCTGCCACTGTTGACGTTTTTGTCTACGGCTACGACCTTACATTCCTGCCTTAATCAAGGCAAATGAGAAGGAAAGCCGATCTCAAAAGGGTCGGCTTTTTCTCTTTATTTTTGGAATAGAAAATGTCAGAAACCAATCAGGTTAACGTCGTCACGTCTCAGAACGTGGTCCCCGTTGGCGCTACTTATGACGCTAACGGAAATTTTATTACTTTGGTTGGTGCTGCCGGAGCGCCAATTAGTTCGGGTGGCGCACCATCAACTGACGCTTATGTGTTGCTTTCGTCGTCCACCAGCTTGCCCAATGAGCGGGTTCTGACAGCCGGAACAAATATCACGCTGACCGATAGCGGAGCAGGTGGCACTGTCACCATTGCATCAACTGCTGGTGGCGTTTCAAACGTCGCTACTGGAACGGGTCTGACGGGTGGTCCGATCACGTCAACCGGCACGATTTCGCTGGCCAATACTGCGGTCACCGCTGGGACGTATGGAAATTCAATTTCCATTCCTCAGATTACCGTTGACGCGCAAGGTCGAATTACCGCAGCGACAGGAGTTGCCACAACCAGCAACAGCTACCAGGGAACGTGGAATGCTTCGACTAATAGCCCGACGCTTACATCGAGCGTTGGAACGGTCGGGTTTTACTACGTTGTCTCGACGGCTGGCTCAACTAACCTAAACGGCATCACGACATGGGCTGTTGGTGATTGGGCGATCTTTCAAGGCAGCACGTGGCAAAAGGTTGCTGCGTCAGGTTCTAGCGCGTTCAGCACGCTGACCGTCACGGGTTTGACTGGTTATATGTACGCCAACGGCGCAAGCGCTGTAACGGCGGCAACGACTATTCCCAATGCTGGATTGACAAATTCATCGATCACGATTGGGTCAACCAGCGTGGCGCTTGGCGCTACGGCGGCGACGGTTGCTGGATTGACGCTGACTAGCCCAGCCATGACGTCTCCGACGCTTGGCACGCCGGTTAGCGTAACGCTCACCAATGCGACGGGTTTGCCGCTCACGACGGGCGTCACCGGCAACTTGCCTGTCACCAATTTGAATTCAGGCACTAGCGCATCGGCTACGACGTTCTGGCGAGGCGATGGGTCTTGGGC